ATTACGAGGACAACAACAAAGAAGTTATTTTTAATACTAATCGAGCATGGACATACTTAACCAATGTCACGAAAGACATTTATCCTAACTCCAAAATGATTGTATGTGTACGTGATTTGAATTGGGTGATTGATAGCTTTGAAGTGGCACACAGACGTAATCCCTTTTCAACTAATACCGTAACTGGAGGGGTTGGAGAATCAGTGTATGAGCGAGCTGAGAAGTTAATGGACACAAAGGGCATTATTGGGTTTCCTTATGTGGGGATTAAGCAAGCAATAACTGGACCCGACACATCAATGTTGTTTATTTTAGAATACGATCAGCTTTGTAAAAATCCAAAAGAGATTATGATGGCGTTGTACAATTTTATTGGCGAGCCATATTATGAACATGATTTTAACAACGTCGAAGCTAGTTGGGACGAGTATGATAAAGAGATCGGAATTAAACTACACGATGTAAAGAAAAAGGTAGAATATAAGCCTCGCAACTCCATCCTTCCTCCAGATATAACATCACGGTTTAAAAATATGGAAGTTTGGAGATCGTAGTGCGTTTAGAAGTTATTTTAAGAACGTGCGATCGAGGTAATGTTCATGTAGACTGGAGAGTGAGGTACTGTAACCTACAAAAAAATGAACTTATTAAAGGATGTTTTAACTCTCTCACTAGAACATTAATCAACGCATCAGCAAGCATTAATATTAATTTAATTATATTAGACGATTCGTCTAGCGAGGACCTTCTAACATTCCTTAGAACAAAGTGCAATCAATTACCTTTTACAACCGAGATCATTCAGCTTCAAGAAAAAGGCTACAACAACTCAGCATATCATCAGTTTCTCAAATGCAGAGATAGTAAAGCAGATTTAGTATATTCTATTGAGGATGATTTTCTGCATTGCCCGACTGCGATAGAAGAAATGGTAGAATCGTATCAATTGTTTGTCAGCAGATTAAAAAGAGAGGAGATAGTATTATATCCTTTCGATGAGCCGTCAGAATACAATCCTCCTAACCGTACTGATTTTGTAGTACATGGTTCCCGCAGACATTGGAGAACTGGAATATTTACAACTAATGTGATGTTGACAAAGCCACAAGTGTTCAAGGATAATTGGGAGTTGTTTGAAACGTTGGCATTAAAGTATAATGGGGATTACTTAAACCCAAGAACAGAACACTATGAAGAATCGAATACTATTTGGAAAATATTTTACGAAAACAAGGCTATAAGATTTAATCCAATACCAAGCCTTGCCCTACACATGCAGTTTGAGCAACAACAAGACCCGTTTATTAATTGGAAACAATGGTGGAATGATTATGGAAATGAATAAAACGTTTATTAATGGTGGAGCTGGAAGAGTTATAACAGCAATTCCAGCACTGGAGAAGTTTCACAGATTGAATCCAGACAATGACTTTAGAGTGATTGTGCATGGGTGGGATAGTTTATATTGGAGTCATCCGATACTACAGAAACGCACTGTAGGTGTACATCAGAAAGATTTATTCGATTGCTACCTAAAAGATTATGACGCTGTTTGTCCAGAGCCATATTATATTCATGATTATTACAATCAACAAATATCTCTTGCAGAAGCATTCGATAGACAAATCAACAACACTACCGATCATTCTGATCTAGGCATTCCTAAGCTATATTTAAGCACATACGAACGTAATTCAATTAAAAGAATTATTGGTGAGTTTAAGGAAATACATAAGAAAAATAAAGTTGTTGTGTTTCAACCATATGGAAGTTGCATGGCTCTAATGAACGGGCGTCCATTTGATAATACATTTAGAAGTTTAGATGTGGATGACTATCTTTTTATGTTAGAAAATTTAGATAAAGATTGCTTAGTATTCTTTTTCGGTCAAAAAGAATTGCGTCATCCTGGGGATACCCTTACACCTGACCTTACAAACTTTAATCCAGATTTAAGAATGTACATGGCTCTAATTAGTGAATGTGACTATTATATTGGTTGTGATAGTGTTGGTCAGCATATGGCTCGTTCATTTAATAAACCTGGTTCTGTCTTTATGGGAAGTACATTCGAGAAGAATGTGACATACGCAGATCATTTTAGAATTTTCCGTAAAAAAGATCACGCTCCAATGTATAGCCCAATTCGTTTTGGTGGGGTGGAAACAGAGTTTACAGATCGCCTCAATGACGGTATTATGAATTTCTCAAAAGAAGAGTTGAAAGAATTCTGCAATGTGATTAACCACGATATTTTTGCAGAATGATCGATCACATTTATCAACAGCCAGAGTTTGGGGAAAACTGGTTTTCGTATGCTAAACTTTATGCGGACGTTGTAAGTAAGTTTCCGTCCGGTAGTAAGTTTGTTGAGGTAGGTTCATGGAAAGGCAAATCATCTGCTTTCATGGCAGTAGAAATAGCTAACTCTAATAAATCCATATCTTTCACTTGTGTCGATACATGGATGGGGTCTGTAGAACATCAAGAAATAAATAAAGAAGAACTTTCTAGCCTTTACGATACATTTACAACTAATATGAAACCATTGGAGAATTATTATACTCCAATGCGTGCACCCTCGCTTGAAGCTGTAACTCGATTTCCCGATGAGAGTTTAGATTTCATATTCATCGATGCTTCACACGAGTACCAGGATGTATTAGCTGATATCCAAGCATGGTGGCCCAAACTAAAACCAGGTGGGATCTTAGCAGGCGATGATTTCTGTCTTAGCTGGCCAGGCGTGATACAAGCAGTGCGTGAGTCGTTTGCTCGGTTTGATATTATGGAAGGGTGTTGGGTAGTAGGAAAGCCTGCACATGCAGTACCAAAAGTTGTTGGTTATGCTATTTGTAAAAATGAAGAGCATAACATTGAAAAGTTCATACAAAACGTTAGCAATTTTGATGATGTGTATGTGTTAGATACTGGTTCTACGGATAAGACTGTAGAGCTATTAAAACAACACAACGTTAAGGTTACAGAAAAGCAGTATCCTTCTTTTGATTTTGCCCAAGCAAGAAACGACTGTTTAGATTTAATTCCTACTGATGTTGATTGGTGCATATCATTAGATTTTAATGAGAGAATGGATATGCCACCTTCTGCAATAGATGATATAAGATATAGTTACCTCAACTCAGCGTATTTAACCAAATGTTTCTTATATAACTTTGACGAGCAAAAATACATTGAAGTAGAAAGTAAGATCAAAGTACACCGAAGAAATGGATTTAGTTGGGTACGACCTGTACATGAGGAAATTTCTCGTACGTCCTCTTGGGGTAATATATCCTCCAAAAGTGGTTTAAATTTCTTTAAGTATTCTCCAACAACAGCTCACAAAACATCTTTCTATAAAGAACTGTGTCTGAAAGAGTTTGAAAAGAATGAGTATGATCCATACTATATCCGCTTTTTATTAGATTACAGTTTTGAAGAAAAAGATTGGAACAATGTATATAACTATGGTATTCGATATTTGAATTTGACTGAGTCTCAAACTAACTGGTTTAGACCTAGAACTTTTATATTACTAAGTAAGTATTTTAAACAGCAAAATGATTTGGAAAATGCAAAGGATTTTGCCTTTCATGCTTTGAGTGAAAGTTTAAGGTATAAAAATCACTATCCGTTTTGGGTAAGAGACAGCTATAATAATTTAAAGGATTTAGGAGTTATTATTAATGAGCGAGCAGAATAAAAAGGATGATGTGCAGGTTAATAAAGCCGCTATAAAACTAATTCATGCTGATGGTTTCTTTCCTAAGAAAGAAGCTGAGGACTTATGCAGTGTTGTAGATGGACTCCAATACGTAGAAAGGCCCTACGGACTTGAAGTGCCAGATTTTAATCTAGTGTTTCCAGGAATGGATGGAGTTTTTTCTAAAATGTTGGGGGAGGATGTTGTAGTAGATCATCGTCGTTCAGGGATCATCAGAAAACCATTCAACAACTTCATTCACTTCGAACACTTTGATAATTTAAATGAATGGTGCTTTGTCATCGCCCTGCAAGATACAACATTCAACACTTACCATCATGTAAAAGATGTTCGCTTCAATGATTACAATCAAGTAGACGCCAAAACAGTTTTAGATGGATATCAGTTTAACTATAGAAATTTATTTGAGTGGGATGTTACGACAAATGTAAGGATGGAAGCAAACCAAGGTGTATTCTTCAGACCATGGGTTTTCCATTCTTTTGAACATGGAGTTGTTCAATATTACAGGCTGATACCGAGAGTTTGATATATTACTCAAATTCACGATAAATAAACCTAGTATTTTGGATGTATATAAATACGCCATATTAGGAGAAAAATATGGCCGTTCCTACACCTGAGGCTTTTGTATACTGTTGGACGAATACACAAAACAATAGGATTTACGTCGGGGTACACAAGGGTACCCCGAATGATGGTTATGTGTGTTCTAGTAAAGTATTACTAAAAGAATACAAGCAATCTCCTCAACAATTTACTCGTCAAATCATAGCAACTGGCACGCTTTCCAATATGCGTGCTTTGGAATCAGCAATTCTTCAATCAGTAAACGCTGCTAACAATCCTCATTATTACAATCAGCACAACAATAATGGTACGTTTTTTTGTGATGGTCATAGCGAAGAAACTCGTAAAAAAATGAGTACTAGTTGGAAGAGACGCGGTACTTATAACTGCAATCACGACAAAGCCATTGCTAGTTGGATTGGAAAAACTCACAAAGAGGAATCCAAACATCGCATGAAGGAAGCTGCTAAGAAACACACAGCAACTAGATCCAGCGCAATGGTTCTAAATAATCCCATGAAGAATATAGAAAATATTGAAAAGATGTTAAAAACAAGAAAAATAAATAAGGAGTTGCGCTATGGCCGTACCAGCTGATAGAGCGTCATTCAAAGAATATTGCTTAAGAGCTCTCGGTAAACCAGTACTATCAATTAACGTAGAAGATGATCAAGTAGAAGATCGTATCGATGAAGCGTTAAAGTATTATGGGGATTATCACTTTGATGCTACTGAGAAAACATACTACAAACACCAAGTAACATCTACCGATAAAGCTAACAAATACATTACTTTGCCAGAAAACATCATTGGCGCAGTAAGTATTTTCTCTATTGGCGATCCATCTGTCCGCTCAGATGATTTGTTTAATATTCGCTATCAAATCGCCCTCAATGATCTTTACACACTAACCTCTGTATCGTTGGTACCATATTACATGGTAATGCAGCATTTGGCGGTTATTCAAGAATTGTTGGTAGGTAAGCAGCCAATTCGTTATACAAGACATAGAGACAAACTTCACGTGGATATGGACTGGAATACTCTTAATGAAGGTGAATATCTACTTGTAGAAGCATATGAAGTAATCGATCCAACAGTATATACAGATGTTTGGGGAGACCGCTGGTTGGCTACCTATGCTACTGCTCTTATTAAAAGACAGTGGGGTACCAATCTTAAGAAATTCAACGGAATGCAGATGCCTGGAGGAATTACCTTCAATGGGCAGCAGATCTACGACGAAGCAGATGCTGATATCAAGAAGATGGAACAAGAGATGATTATGAACTATTCTCTACCAGTAATGGATATGGTGGGCTAATTTGGCTACCAACTTTTATTTTGATCAACATCAAAACGCTATGGAGCAAGATCTCCTGGCGGAGCTAGTTGCTGAATCAATAAAAATTCACGGAATTGATGTTTTTTATCTTCCAAGAGAAACAGTAGATAAAGATGAAATCTACACAGAAGATGCTTTAAATGAATATCAGCGAGCTTTACTGCTAGATGTATATTTAAAGTCATTTGATCAATTTGAAGGGGAAGGTTCATTCCTTCAGAAGTTTAACTTAGAAATAAGAGATTCAGTAACATTCTCAATATCGCAGAGAACCTTTCAAGATGAAATCACACAACCAGTAGGCATATTGAGGCCTCGTGAAGGTGATTTAATTTACTTGCCAGTAGCCAAACGCTTACTAAAGATAACATATGTGGAAAAATTCCCAGTAATGATGCCTCTTGGTTCTTTACCATCATACGATATCAAGTGTGAGATGTTTGAGTACAGCGGAGAGGTGCTTAATACAGGCGTTCGTGAAATTGACGCTATTGAGAAAAACTACAACATTGAGCTTAACAACTTTGCAATATCTACAGAGTCACGTCTTGAGCTTAGATTAGAAGATGGATTCTCCTTATTGCAAGAATCCTATGATATTGACGTTATAGATCCTACTGCACAAAACGATGAAATCCAAGAAGAAGCTGATAACTTTATCAACTTCAGTGAACGCGATCCTTTCAGTGAAGGAACTTACTGATGCTAGGAAAAACGTTTTATCACGGCACTCTTAAAAAATATGTAACCTTATTTGGTACACTGTTTAACGATCTCTATATCAACAGAACATATAGCGTTCATAATGTAGTTAATACTATTAAGGTACCTTTACAGTATGCACCACGTGAGAAGGTACTAGCTCGACTAGAGTCTAATCCTGAATTATCCAAGCCAGTAGCCATGGTCCTACCACGCATGTCGTTTGAAATAACGACTATGTCATATGCTCCTACTCGTAAATTAC